ACCTTCACCGCAGGCGATCAACGGGTTGGAGAACCGATCCTCCCGCCAAGATTTACACTAATATCATGTTCGCGTCAGGGGAACAGCTGACTCCAAGGTTCGCACTAAAAAACAACATTACGCACGTCATAAACTGCGCATTTGACGAAGACAGTCCCGAATGGTTTCGCCAGTTCAATCCGGCAAGGTATTATTGCTTGAATGCTGTGGACTCTTTAGAAGCAGACATCACAGATAAGTTCGCAGAGTTTGAAGAAGTTTTAAATAAGTTCATTCAGGACCCGGATTCCAACATGATTTATGTTCACTGCCAGTGCGGAATCAACCGAAGCGGATTTCTGTGTCTGCTTTACGGATGTAAAAAGTTCGGGTATTCATACGACGACATGGTTCAAACAATTTTGAAGCAGAGGCCTTGTGCTCTGACGAATCCCACTTTCAAGTATAATTGCTTTCAGTTTGTTAAAAAACTTCAGGAGAAGTGATAATGGGAGAAGTTTGGAACGGCATCAATGGAGGTCAGGACGTCCAAACAGCCTTGATGGGTCCAGAATATAGTTACGGAGACCACGTTCCTCAACCTTCTGCGCTTGGCGTAGGAAGTCGCGGGACTTTTGGACAAATTGTCACTAACGCGAATGCCGGCGTGGCCTATGTCCGCACCTTAGTGTCTGGAAACCCTACGCTTGGAAACCGCTTTTTCATTGATACCGCGGCCCAGTGCACGGCCCCAGACGGTTCTAAGCAGAACAGATTTAATTATGTCAACAATATCGCCTCGGCTTCCAAACTTCTGCCAGAAGGAGTCAAGAATATTGGCGGAGGCTTGACTGGCTTGATTCCCGGAGCGCTGGGGGACATTGCGAGCCTGAATCCCACTTATCTGTTCCGCGCTCTGTCGGCCGACGGTCTTCCTTCATGCGAGTGCTACAAGTGCGCCGTGACCAGCGGCTCCGAATACCAGTTTTTAGCTCCTTCTCTAAGTCCGGATTTTAGCAGTTCTTTGTGTCAGCGGGTAGATAGCTCACTTTGCCCCCAGGCTACTGTGACGGAAAGCTTTACTAACTTCGCATCCTCTAAATCGGCCCCTCATGTAATATTTGCTATTGGGGCTCTTTTGCTGCTAGTGCTTTCAGCCAGCAAATGAAACTTTATAAATGGACAACATGTTCAGAATTAAGAAGTCTAGGGAGGGACCTTCCAAGGCAAAACAAACTATTTCGGGAACCTTGGATTCAATACACCAATCCATGATTTCCGATATGCGAGATGTGGCTACCAGTACCGAATCCTTAAAGGAACGAGTATGCGAAATTGAAGAAGAACTCGAAACCGCAGGTCTTCAAACTGATTTAGCCGAAATCATAAAAACTAATAAACTTAAAGAAGAACTTGGTTCAATCCAGAAAAAGCTCGTCCAAGAAAATCCTCTGAAAGACTACTACTTGAAAAACGCCGACATCATGCTTAAGTACTATGATTCCACAGACAAAATCCAATCTGTGTCCACGACTCCTGCGGATATGAATACGTTCGTAAAATTTCTGGTCGCAAACAATACCGCGCCCGACAGCGGAAAGTCCAAGCGCCAGCTTTACGAAGAGTATACGAGCCGAATGAAGTTAAGTGTTGGCGATCCTGGAGAACAAAAACAAATTGTGACTGAACACTGCGACAAGTGTAATGTTGCTCGCGAAGAGTTGTCTGAAGAAGGCATTCTGGTCTGTCCCAAGTGCGGGTCCGAAGAGTATATGCTCGTAGTTTCCGACTTTCCCAGTTTCAGAGATCCGCCGAAGGAACGCAACAACTACGCATACAAAAAGATTAATCACCTGAATGAAATCTTGAACCAGTTCCAGGCAAAGGAATCAACGATTATTCCCGAAGAGGTCATGAACGAAGTTATCTTGGAAATAAAGAAGCGACGAATCAAGAACGTGGCCGAACTAACAGAAAAGGACATGCGCGAAATCCTGAAAAAACTCAATCGCTCAAAGTACTACGAGCACGCCACCCACATTCTTTCAAGACTGAACGGGAACCCGCCACCCACGATAACGCCTGAAATAGAGGAAAAGATTCGCACAATGTTCCAGGAAATCCAGGCACCCTTCTTGCTTTACTGCCCCGATGACCGCACCAACTTTCTCTCCTACTCCTACATTCTTTTCAAGTTCTTTGAGCTCCTCGAGCTAGACGAATACAAGGTTTACTTTCCTTTGCTGAAATCGCGTGACCGGTTGATCGCCCATGATTTCATTTGGAAGAAGATTTGCGACTATCTGAGATGGGAGTTTATTCAGAGCGTCTAGTGGAGCATGCGCAGCACCGCCCGGTGCGTAAGGGCCCACACCACGCCGAATACCGCAGCGTGGGTCAGGTTGACCACAAAACGCGAGCCACCCGGGGGAAGCGTCACGAGCACACCGGGCTCGAGCACGTAGAACAGCACGGCCGCATATAAAGAGATCGCGAACATTTTATACCTTATACCAGAGAAAGAATTCGTCCAAAACGGATTGATGGTCCTTGAATGCTTGAATACCACACAATAGAATGAACTACCTCTTCAGCGCAGCAACTTCGTGCGATAACAAGATGGTTGATGAGGGGTTTCGCAACGCATGGGTGATGAGCCAAATCAACTATCCGAGCCTGAGCAAGCGCGTTAACCGCGGATACATGGAATACAAAGACTTCAAGGTGGTGCTGTTTGAGTTCGGTTACGACCCGCACAACAACCACTTCAATAGCGAGTTCATTCCGGGCACCGATACGCTCGTTCACACGCACGTGCGATCCAAGGCGTTCACTGACTTCTGCTACGAGTTTATCACAAAGGGCAATGACAAACTCAGCGTCTACGTTCGACACAAGATTGACTACGCCAAGCAGGAAGAGCACCCCTACCTTTACCAGGTGGTTTTGCGAGTCAGTCCCGGCGCGTTTGACGACCCGGAGATGCCCTCGCTGATTCCGCTTGACGAGTCTTACGTGTAACCGCCGTCGTGAACATCAGTTTTCAGGCGGCAGTTTCCAGAAGCGGTGTGAACGTACATTCCATCAGTTCCGGGACAGGGAGGAATAATTTTTGAGTCGGGGTTTTCAAACCCCTCAAACAGAGGAAGGACGTACCAATACACCAAAGTATTTACTGCGGCAAATAGGACTCCGTGGACTAGAGCTTGTTCGCGCAAAGAGGCGCCGGGCATAAGGTTCAGATAGACGCCCGGGACAAGGGCAAGGAATACCAGAAACTTTGAGATTATGGAACCCCACATTTATTATTAATACGGGACTTCAGAATTGGGGCCAGAGCACTTCGGGTCGGGCTTACACACTCCCTCCTTGTTCTGGAGAAAGCACGGGGGGCAGCCCGAAGGACCCCAGTTACCGTAATTGCCGAAACGCTCGCGAATGACCGTCCAGTAAAACCACATCACATAGTGCGTGACCACGGCAAATAAGGCTGCGTGCACCAGAAGAACGGTCGTGCGGCTTCCGCCCTTGGGAATCGTCACGAGAACGCCCGGAACGAACGCGGCAAACAGGAGAGCAGCTATCAAAGTGGGGACGATTTCCATCTATTATATTACATAAAGGTTTTTCTCACCCAGTTGCGGTCGGCGCGGTAGGTCTTGCTACGACTGGGGGCAGTGTTCTTGGTCAGAGTTTCCAGAGCGTTCACCTTGCGGAACGTAGAGGTGGCTCCATATGTTTGGACGGCCTTGCGCAGGGCGTTGCGGCGAACAGTTCTGGGAGCGCTTGACTTATATCCGTAGCGCGTCAGCTCGCCCTTCTTCATGGGACCGATGGGAGAGAACAAGCTTCCGATGAATCCTGCCCTTAAAGTCTTGTTGCGACAGCGAATCATTTGTTTCTAGAACCCCTTTTCTTTTGCGTGTGCCTTGGGGCAGGATGCGCAGTTGTTGCGCCCCGTGATTCTCATGGAGGTTGAAACCGAGTAAGCATAGAATACAGCCGCGGCAACAAACAGAGCAACTACCCACCAGAGCATTTATTAGTAGCCTAGAGTTTTCACATTAGGCACCTAACACAGTAGACATGGGTATCCCTTTTTACTTCGCGAGCCTGATAAGAGCCCATTCCGGAATCGTCCAAACCATAAAGAAATCGCAGCCGCACGAGGTAGATGTTTTTGGAATTGACTTTAACTGCCTGATTCACCGATACCTCAAGGACGAGGAGCCGATTCTCTCCGTCATTGAGGCCCTTGACTACATCTTGAAAAACTTCTGTAAGGCTAAGCAAGTAATTATTGCCTTGGATGGGCTCGTTCCCTACGCCAAGATCGTCCAGCAACGCTTTCGGCGCATGCGCTTAAAGGAGGAAGCGGTGTTTGACCGCAACCAAATTTCGCCGGACACTCCTTACATGCGCGAACTGGAACAGGCTATCAAAAGCCGGTTTCCTTATGCTGTTCTAAGCGGAACTTCCGTGCCAGGCGAAGGCGAGCACAAGCTGATTACCGAAATCAAGAAGATTCCTCAGAACGCAAGAAAGTCTGTGTGTATTTACGGCTTGGATGCCGACCTTATCCTTATTTGCCTTAAGCATTCAGGTATCGCCCAAAAAATGTCACTGATGCGTGAAAGCGCTGAGTTCAACGACCCC